AACGTACCGTGGCCGACATGCGCGCCGCAGGCCTTAACCCCATGCTGGCCTACTCACAGGGCGGCGGCCCTGTTCCAGCTGGTCAAACCTACCAACCCGTCAACGTCGGCCAGGCCGGCGCTATAGGCGCTACAAACGCCGCTTCAACCGCCCAACAGGTCCGGCGATCTACTGCCGAGACCCAAACCATCCAACAGGCGGAAAATACCGGCTATGCCGACATGCAAAAAAAGGAGACCGAACAGGCACTCCTTGAAGAACAAATCAAAGTCACAAAGGCCAATATTTGGACTGCAAAAGCGGAAGCTCAGCGCGCGAAATCAACGATCCGCTTCTATCAGTCCCCTATGGGCCAAAAACTCCGTCACGCTCAACTCACGGGCGAAAGCCTCGGGGTACCTGGCGTACTGGGCTTACTCGGACGTGGCGCGGGCGCTTTCGCAGAAGACGCTCAAGCCCGGACCGTACCAAAGCCAAAAATCCGCAAACGCAAGCGGACAAAACCTAAAAAACGCTATCCCCGGATCCCGCCATCTGAGCCCGTGGACTACGCCGGCGCTCAAGGCGTGTACTAAAAAAGGAAAACTTCATGCAACGCGGACGCGTACAAAAAACCTTCACGAAGCCCTCAATGACGAAACAGTCCTTCCAGGACGAAACGAACGTCAACAACATCATGGCGAAATATCTTCAAACCGGGCTCCTGGATCATGTGAACAAACACCAGGGCAACTATGGCGATTTCATCAACGCCCCGGACTATCACACCGCCATGAACCGAATAACCGCCGCCGATCAGGCGTTTCAAACAATCCCGTCCGATATCCGGAAAAAATTCGCGAACTCAGCGAGCGAATTCCTCGAATTCGTTCAAAATCCGGAAAATGAGGACGAAATGCGGGAACTGGGCTTATTGCCTCCCGCAGCACCAAAAGAGGAGCCTAGCGACGAGCAGGAGCCGCCCGCTCCAGAAGCGGCTCCAGAACCTCCTCCTAAAAAACCAGCGTAGCCTGGGTGAGGAATCGGGGGTTCACAGAACCCGCCCCCGATTCCGGCTCCCACAGGCTCGCTATCCCTCAAAATGTGCAGTACCTTCTTGTTACCTACTGCACCAACGACACCAACGGTGTCCCCTACCAAGGAGCAGATTATGCGACGCAGGAAACAAATGACCCGCCGTGGCTCACGCCGCAACTTCAGGCGGGGCACGCGGGTAGTCCGTCGAAACGTTCGGTCAGGACCAATGAGAGGCGGAATCCGCCTGTGACGTTCTTCCGTCACGACCTCTGGTGCCCTCTTTGCCGTTACAATTACGGCTATAAAATCAAACAGTTCATCGAATTCTATTTCGGATGACCTGCTACTACCCTCTAAAGGGCTGGTCGAAAAAGGGCGGTGGCTGGACTTCCAGCCGTAAATCCGCCTATATCGACAGACCCTCCCAAGTACCGTGTGGCCAATGTATAGGATGCAGAGTAGACAAAATGACCGATTGGTCCATCCGAATGGCACACGAAGCACAGTTCCACAAAGAGAACGCCTTCATAACGCTTACTTACGACAACTTGAGCCTCCCTCTGGGGGGCTCCCTTTCAAAATCTGATGTAAACCTCTTCTTAAAACGGTATCGAAAACAAATCGAACCACGAAAATTCCGCTATTACTTATGCGGAGAATACGGGCCTAAAACAAAACGAGCCCACTATCACATGATCGTCTTCGGCCACGACTTCGAAGACAAAATCTATTATAAAAAATCCGGCAAATCAGATTACAAACTCTATAAGTCGGAAAGACTTAATAAACTCTGGGGAAAAGGCAACTGCCTGATTGGCAACGTAACCCCAGCATCGGCCGGCTACTGTGCCGGCTATCTCATCGACAAAATCACCGGAAAACGGGCTAAAAAACATTACGAATTCAATATCATCGATAAGAAAACTGGCGAAATACTTCAAACAATCGACAGACAACCTGAATTTGCCTCGATGTCCAGTCACCCTGGCATCGGAAAACAATGGTATAAAAAATTCACTTCAGACATCTACCCTTGCGACCACACAGTGGATAGCCAAGGGAAAAAACGGGCTGTCCCCCGGTATTATGACCGGCTCTTAGAAAAAGACAGCCCTTTAAGCTATAAAGCTCTAAAAAACAAACGCACCATTCAGGGGCGTCAAGACGAATGGAATAAGACCCCTGAAAGACTACTGGTCCGCGAAATCGTGAAGCGGGCCAGACTATCCAACAACAAACGAGAACTCTAACCAAAGGAAATGATCAATGATCTACGAAGCATTCTCCATCTTCGACAGCAAAGGCCTTATGTACTCTCCACCTTTCTACGATGTCACCAAAGGCCTGGCTATCCGCCGCTTCTCGGAAACTGCGACCGACCGAAACACGTCTATCGGGCTGCATCCCGAGGACTTTACTCTCTTCCATATCGGCGCATTCGACGATCAAAATGGCTTCATGGCACCGCTGAAGACACCCGAAGCTTTAATTAAGGCTTCGGAAACCCTGCAACCTGCTCTCGCGCCACAACAGAAAAACGGTCCGGCGCAACCAATCTTTCCAAATCCGCCATTCGAAACCCAACCGGAGCGTAACTAATGCCAATCCCGTCCGTAATGACGCACGACTTTTCAAAAGTAGCGTCTGCCGAGATTCCGCGAGCGTCCTTCGATCGCTCTCACGGCTACAAAACAACCTTCGACGCCGGCTTCCTCATTCCAATCTTCGTTGATGAGGCTCTGCCCGGCGACACTTTCAACCTCAATATGACCGGCTTCGCCCGGCTCGCAACACCGCTCAAACCCTTCATGGACAACATCTTCCTGGACTCCTTCTTCTTCGCGGTACCAATCCGCCTAATCTGGGATAACTGGCAAAAATTCAATGGCGAGCAAGCAAATCCCGCAGATTCAACCGACTTTCTGGTCCCGACGCTTACGTCACCTGCTGGCGGCTTCACTAATGGCAGCATTTCCGACTACTTCGGGCTGCCTACAGATATCGACAATCTTACCGTCAATTCCCTCCATCATCGTGCCGCCAATCTCATCTGGAACGAATGGTACCGCGACCAAAATCTGCAAGACTCTCTCACCGTTGACACCGACGACGGACCCGACGACATCGCAGATTATGTCCTTCAACGTCGCGGAAAACGACACGACTACTTCACTTCCTCGTTGCCCTTCCCTCAAAAAGGACCGGCAGTAAGCCTGCCCCTCGGCGACCAAGCGCCAATCTTCGGCCTTGGTATAAATAACGCTGAGGGAGTACCTCCAACGCGCTCAATGCGCATAACCATCGGCTCTGGCCCTGCGGACATCACCAGCCCGCAATGGTCATCCACAGCCGAAAATATAAATATGGCTAACGACCCAACAAACCCCACATACCCGGCTGTATACGCCGACTTGTCGGCAGCAACCGGGTCAACCATCAACTCACTTCGCGAATCTTTCCAAATCCAAAAACTCTTCGAGCGCGACGCAAGAGGCGGCACTCGGTATACCGAAATCATCCGCTCTCACTTCGGCGTAACGTCTCCTGACTCCCGCCTACAACGACCCGAGTATCTCGGTGGCGGATCCACGCCGATAAATATCAATCCCGTCGCGCAAACTTCAAACGAGGCCTCAGAAGTCACACCACAAGGAAACCTCGCGGCTTTCGGCACCGCTGTAATGAACCGCCACGGCTTCACAAAGTCCTTTACCGAACACTGCGTAATAATAGGCTTTGTGTCAGCCCGAGCGGACCTCAACTATCAGCAGGGCCTAAACCGCATGTGGTCCCGTCAAACGCGCTTCGACTTCTACTGGCCCGCGCTCTCCCACTTGGGAGAACAGGAAGTACTCAACAAAGAAATCATGGCCGAGGACACCGCGGCTACCGAACTTGTCTTCGGCTACCAAGAGCGCTATGCGGAATACCGGTACAAACCATCACTTATAACTGGGCAATTCCGCTCAAACTTCGCTCAAACCCTCGACCTATGGCACCTCGCCCAAGACTTCGCGACACTTCCAACACTCTCTTCTGAGTTCATCGAAGAAGATCCTCCTATCGACCGCGTCATAGCGGTCCAAACAGAACCTCACTTTCTATTCGATGCTTACTTTAAATTCCGGTGCGCCCGGCCGATGCCGGTCTACAGCGTTCCCGGACTCATCGACCACTTCTAATGCCTTGGTTCGCACTAGGCGCCGCAGCCATCGGCGGCGCGGCCTCCTTCTTTGGAGGCCAGGCACAAAACTCTGCGGCGCAAGAGGCCTCGCGGGATCAAATGGCCTTTCAAGAAAGAATGGCCTCAACCCGCTATCAACGTACCGTGGCCGACATGCGCGCCGCAGGCCTTAACCCCATGCTGGCCTACTC